CGTCATGTGTACCCATGGCTCTACCCGCATCTGTTTTAAGGCTACCTGCAATTGGATAGGGCTGCTGCAATACTTGGATTCGTAGTAATCTGTCAACAAGTCATCCAGCACACTTTGCGCTGCACCCGAAGTCCTTGCTCTGTTGTATTTATCCCAAACAGAATCAGGGGCCTCAATGGCATAGCGGTCGCCATACTTTATTTCGCAGCCTTTGTAAGAACTGCCATACATCAACCCGGCGCACAGCTCAACGATAAAGGTTTCAATACTCTCGCACCAATGGGAATAAGCACACAGGGCAATCTGCATGGCGCCATCCTCATGCACTACCTCGGTGGCGGTTTTATCATCCTTGGCCGCCTTTAACTGGGGTTTCATCTTTGGCAATACGCCCCATTTGGTAAAATAAGCCTGTTCATATAGCCTGTCAAGGTCTTGTGTGGCTAAATCCCACGCTTCAATAGGTGGCGTAGAATAACCGTCAAACTGTGTAGGGATGGAGATTTTGCCGTCCATGCTTTCCGGCATGGGGATAACGATTTCATCGCGTACGCTGGAACGCTTTTGAAAACCGGTGCCTTTACAATCGGGGCAATCGTTGCCGCCCACGGCCCTTGTACCTTGGCAAGTAGGGCATACTGACTGCATGCGCCAGTGTTTGGGGAACATGTGCAAGTTCTTCCATATCTCAAACACGCTGTTTTGGGTAAGGATGGAGTTTGCCAGCTCTACAATTACGCTATCGGGGCTAATAAACAGGTCTGAGTTAAACTCGTACATGTCAGATAGCACCATTGCCGGGCAGGTTAAAAACAGGTTAGGCAGTGTTAATTCCGGTATTTCGGTAACCTCTTTGCCATCCCACATCACAATCTTATCCGTTACCTGGTCAACAACCCTGTAATATTTAGACTGTTGCGGCTGGCTTTTCATGCGGTCCAGTATATCACTGGAGCTTTGCGCTTGTAAAGAATATTCCGCAGCTTCTTTGTTGGAAAGCGTAAATATTACCAACTCGCATTTACGGCCGCTCAGCTGGTAGTAAAAAATATCTGCACTGCTTTTGTACGTTGGGTACGGCATACCGTCATTACCTATTTCCAAATATACCAGCCCGTTAGGGTCTATGTGGTAGCCGTCTAATCCTGTTGTGGCAATCCAGCGGCGCAGGCTCATACCTTTACGGATATTCGCACAAAAGGCGGTAAACTGTTTTAGCTGGTTGTCAGGCAGGTTGATAATGGTAGAGCCACCTTTTGCCGAAAACACCTTTGCAATGGGTGCATGTAGCCGGGCGAACATATCCCGGTTAGAACGGGAATATTTTTGGCGGATGTTCTTTTTTTGCTCGGTCTCAAATTCGTCCATCGTTTCAATAGCATCGGCCATCCCTTTGCCAGTAATATGCATGTTAAGCCGCTTTGATTGCTTTTGTGCTTCAATCAATTGCTGCCTTAGCGGATTATTGGCGAATATGTCGTTAAGATTGGCCATACCTGAAAGATATTTGACATTCAAAAGTAAATAAATTATTTACCAAACATAAAAATTTATTGCGTAGTGATTTCAAAGCGTTTTTTACCCCGCTGGTCATTCACAACATACCCCACGGCATCAATATGGTGGTTATAAGCATCCTCAGGGTCATTGGTGTAATTGCCGTACTTATCTTGGGCATAGATGTAGTTATTTATTTCGTGCCATGCCTCGGCGTGTTCTTCCACGCAATACAGCTCCATACCGTCCATTAAGGCAATACGTTGGCTGATAGCGTCTGCACCTTTTACGCAAGGCACCACATAAAAGCCTTTTAAAATGCCCGGGTATTTGGCCGCATCATCTGCGCTCACCTCATGCAGCTTAAACCCGTGTTTAAGTTTCATAATGGCTTTAGCGTCGGCATTATCGGCAATTATCCTATCCGCTGGGGTAAAACCTAAGGTGCAATACAACTTAGCCAATTCCAGTGCGCTCATAGGTTTGTAGTTGATAAGCCGCCACCAACACCGATTTTTGTCAAATTTAACCCCTACCAGCGCGGCAGGGCTGGCGGTGCCAAAGTCTTGCCCGTAATACTCCCTGTATGGCAGTTTCATGTAATCGGCAAACTTAATAGGCTTTACTTTCTTAAGCACTTGCCCTTTGCGCCCACTGGATGAATAGCCTTTGATGGCAGTAAGGTAGTAATGGACGTTATAGTTAGGGTCGTCAGGGTTGCCATAGCTTTCGTAGCGGTTTACCACATGATCGGGCAAATACTCGTTATCTTGGTACACCGAGCAAATAGACACCACGCCGGATATTTCCTTGGGCACTGGTTCAAAATAACCGTCATGGGCTGGTACCGCAACCAAGTTAAAGTATCGTTTTAGGATAAAATGCCCCGTGTCAGGCGTGTTAAGGATGATAATAACCAAACAGCCTTCTTTGCGCAAGCTATCCACAAACGTGTTAAACTTGTCCACGTCCGTAATATCCTCGCCTTCTTCAATCACGGCAATATCAATATCACTGGCACCTTTCAGGTTAGCCCGCTTTTGGTTATCAGAAGCCCTAAAGCCTTTCGTGTAAATAAGCGTTTTGCCGGTTTTCTTGTCTTTTAGCTCCGTCTCATTTTTGGTAAAAAAGCGGCTTAAGGCCCCTTTTTCGTTGGCGGTGTCATACCTCGCCCATATCTCATTTAGGATAGTATCTTTAATCAGCGCCTTTTCATCCCGGATAATTACGCAGCGTTTTTTAAGCATCGTGGCGGAGAAAGCAATAAACTTGCTTATCTCATAGGTCTTTCCGCCACCCCTGCCGCCAATACATACCACCGTGTGGGTTTTTGGCGGCAAATTATAGAGCGGTTCAAACTTTTTGCTTTTTTGGATGATGGCTTCAACTTCCATTATTTGAAAGTGATTTTGATTTTATCGGGCAGCAGGGCTTCGCCGTCTTTGCCTGTTATCTCGGTTTTGGCTGGGGCATAGTCCCCTTCCATCTTGTTCAACTCGGCAATAGCTTTTAGCCTGTCGGCCTGGTCAGGCTCCACGGCAAACTCTTTAATCTCTCCAGCAATTACAAAGGGGCGTTTAACCTTTATTTGGCCTTTGATAATCTTGGTAAGATATTCCTTTCGCTCGTTTGCGCTCATTATAGCCATTTTACGGGCTTTAATAGCCTCGGCGGTGTCTACTGCGTCCAGCTCCTTCTTTATCGCCTGCTTGCGCTCCGTATGCTGCCTATTGGCCTCTTTCCATAGGCGGTCAAAGGTTCGGGTTGATAATTGCCATGCCTTGCCAACCTTTGCCAATGCTTTGCCACGGTCCGCGCCAAATTCAAGTTCTTTTATGATTGCATCAATAATATGTTGGTTTCTGCCTGCCACGCTACAAAGTAAAGAATTTATTTACTTTTACCGTCAAAAACGTAGTTTTAACGCTTTCTAACACCCATTTTTATGTAACAGCACTTCGCGGCCCGGTAATGTGGGGCAACCTGAAATATAAATCCCCCGGCGTTCAATGTGGTGTTGTTTCGCGGCTCATTGGCCATTTTAATGGAAATGCTTCAACCATTTGGAATATTTTTTGGCGTTTTTTGTGAATATTTTTTGGCGAAAAGTGTGTTAGAGAAAATTGGCAGGCCGTTCACACTTCAATAATTTCTATGTTTAATTCGGCTTTCATCAGCTTCTTTTTTAGCCTGTACACGGCCAGTTTTCGAGTAACCGACGATTTTGCATCTTCTACAATTAACTCCCCATTTCGAGTATAAGTAAAATCTGCGATAAATTTACACACAGACAATTCAAACGGCGTTTGGCAGTGCAGGTGCGTTATCTCTCCGGCGGCTTGCATGGCCCGTAATTGAATGTACCTTTTGGCTTCCTTTGTGCTTTGAAACTTTTTCCCGTCCAACTCAACGGGTACGTTATTGTACTTGTTTTTTTTTGGAGTCCGCAGCTTTTCGGGTTCCCCCCACAGGTGCGCATTATCCGGCCTTTGACCTGCGGCGGTGTTTTTAAATTGGTCTAAAGTGATGGGCGCACGCTTCATACAACTTTTTTGTAAATAGTTTCT